TGCTGGTGTCGCCCTCGGTCATGGTGCGCGCCAGGAGTCCGCAAGGCGACTGCGACGATTTCACAATGCTCGTGTGCTGCTTCCTCGAGTGCTTGGGCGTGCCGTGGGAGATCGTCACGGTGGCGGCCGATCCGGGGGATGCGCAGCGCTGGTCGCACGTCTACGCGGTAGCCACGCTTGAGGACGGCCGGCGATTCGTTATGGACGCGATGCCGCCGGATGCGAAGTATCCGGGGTGGGAAGTCCCGGCAGATCACATCCTCCGCTACCAGGCATGGGACCAGGACGGGCAGCCGGTGGAGCGTGAGCGCCCTATAAAGAGGATGGCGGGATACATCCGCGGCCGGGGATGGTCGGGCATGGGCGCTGTACCGCGGACACGGCTTATGCGCCGGCGGCGTGGGATGCGCGGATTGGGGGATACCTACCAGTGCGATGAGGACGGGGCCAACTGCGTAACGATTCCAGACCCTACGGTAACGGCCGGAGGCGACAGTATCGTTGAGTTCTCGGATGGCACGAGCTGCGTTCTGGGTTCCGCTCAATGCCCAGTTGCCGAATCATCGAGCGGGGGATTGTCGACCACCGGCGGATCCAGCTTTCAGAACGAGCTGAACACACTACTGAACTCGTGGACGACGATTGCTAGCCGCGTCATCGCGCCCACTACCACGTATAAGACGGCGAGCGGGACGACGATTATCACGCCATCCAGCAGCACGGCGGCGAGTTCCCTGCTTTCGTCTTCTGGCATTGGCGGTTTGAGCACGGGCACAATCCTGGTGCTGGTGGCTGCCCTGGGTGCTGTTTTGTTGATCGCAAAGAAATGATGTACATTCGGACCCATTCGCGCGCGTTCGTCTCGCCGGTGCAAGGCTTTGGCCGGGCTGTGCAATCGAGACACCGGAGTCGCGGGATGGGCACGGCGGCCACGGATGCACAGTACACCCAGGCCTTCGGATCGGCAGCGGCGCCGGCTGTAGCGGCCGCAACGGGGGCCACGGCCGCTGGCATACTTGGAGTCTCTACGGCCGTCGCCATTCCGATTGTTGGCGCGGCGATTGTGGGGATTACGCTGCTGGCAGCAGATCTTATCAAAAACTCCGGGTGTGGACAGACGTGCATCGAAACTTCCGGGTGGGCAAATCAGGCGGAACCGCTGCTTCGGCAGAACATCTCAACCTACTTCAGCGTGGCGGCTCCGCGGACTGAAAGCCAACAGAAAACGGCGTTGGCAAACTTCGATGCGATCTGGGCCACGCTGGTGAACATGTGCGGCAACCCATCCACGGGGAACGCCGGTAAGCGGTGCATCTCGGATCGGCAGTCTGGGGCGTGTACCTGGAAGGCTACGGCGGATTCTCCCTGGCCAGGCGGGCCGGCGGCGGGCCAGTGCTGGAACTGGTTCAATGCTTATCGCGACCCCATAAGCCAGGACCCCAATGTGGTGCCAGATTCGGTGTCTTCACTTGTGACAGGGGCGGCAAATTCCGCATTGAGCGAGCTGTCGAGCCTTCCGTCTTGGGTTTTGCTGGCGGCGGCCTTGGCACTCGTGGCGGTGATGTCATGATTATTCGACAGCGGCTTCCGATGGCGGTGCGAGTGAACGTCGTTCCGTCGAGGCGGCGTCGCGCCGGGCTGGGCGATACCTGCACGCCTACAAATTGCCCGAGTGGCCCGTATTCGGATTCCGTGTCGAATTATGACTACTGGCTGCAACAAGGGATGCAATCAGGGGTCGTTCCGACTCCGGCTCAAGGCACGAACCCGTCTGTAGACACTGCTTCTGTTTCTGCGGCGATGAACACGTCATGGGCATCCTACTCAGACTTGCAGACAGCGGTTGGGTGGGAGTTGTGTCCGGGGCCCGATGTTGCCGCACAATTCGCTTGCAGTCAGCGGAACACCAAACGGGCGCAACAAATTTCGGATATCCAGCAGCAGTACGGTGGCAGGGTACCTTCGAGCATTTTGGCGTCTATCGTTCCTGTGGTTCAGACTGGGTCCAGTTCCATTGCGAATCCTTCTATTGTCGTAGCCGGTCCCATTACTCCAGTGCCGGGGCATGGGAGTCTGAGTTTTGTAACGAGTCGAGGCGGAAACGTCCTTTATCCGGGCGATACCTGGACGATCAGCATCAGCGGCGCCACGCCAAATGCGCCAATTGCTGTAGTGGGCGGGAAGAATGGCGCGATGAACACCACCCCGACTGGCACCACGGACAACTGGGGCAACTTCTCTTTGTCGGGCACCATAGACAGTTCCGCGATTGGCTCTTGGTACGAGGGCTGGACGGTAAACGGGATCGGAATAAGCTCGTTTAGCTTTACGGTTCAGGCCGCACCCGCAACTTCGGTTACTACGCCCGTTTCGACCACACCCGTTTCGACCACGCCCATTTCGACCACGACGGGTTCGACCACGACGCCGGCTACCACGACGGCTACGACGGCCAACTGGTTCACCAATGAAATGATTGCCGGTGTTCCGAACTGGGCGCTGGTTGCGGCGGCGTGTGCCATTTCGCTTTTTGCATTCTCCTCTGGAGGCAAACGATGAAAGACATTATCAAGTGGCTGGCGATTGGGGTTGGGGCGTACTGGGTGTACGAGACGTACTTTGCGACGCCGGCTGTGGCCACTACGACTCCCGCCACTACGACTCCCGCCACCACGACACCGGCCACCACGACGCCCACGACTACGACGCCCGCCTTTAATTCGCTGGCGGCGATCTATAGCCGGATGGTCGCGGCGGCTCCGGCGAATGCTTTGTTGACGGCGGATGGCTGGAACGTGTACCTCAAGTCGGTATCCTCGGTGACTCCTCCTGCCCCGGAATCGGTTTTCACATTTACCGATGCGAATCCGCGCACGGCTACCATGACGGCGGCTCAGTATTGGTCTCTGATGGAGCCGTACCTGGTGACCCAAGGAATGAGCGGGCTGGGCCTCTACCGCGGCATGGGCAGATTCTATCAGCGCCGGAGGTTCGCGTGAGCTATCCGCCCTGTGCTCAAACCGGGCAGCCGCCTTGCATCAACGACGCGGGACTGATTGTTGACCCTTCGCGGGGCCCGTGGTGGGCACACCCGATGGTAACGAGGTTTACGGCGGTACCGGTAACGCCGGCCTGGATACAACCTGTCCAACTGAGACCGAGGCCATTGAGAGGGATGGGCTTTGCGTCTTGTCCCGATGCTTTTGGAAACGATCCGTGTGCTGCAGTGAATTCGGCGAGCACGAGTTCAGGGAGCGATTACTGCATTGATTTGTCCAGCGGGAGCAGCTTCTGCTTTTCGTTGTGGACGGTCGCTATCGTGGCCGGTGTGGGCATTTTCGCGCTGGCAATGCTGAGCGGTGGGAGGCGGCGCCGGTGAGTGCTCAGCCTATGCCGATTACTCGGATTCGCCTGACGATCCCGCAAGGGGTCCTTGCTCTCTGCGATCAGGCGGCGAAGCGAATCAAGGGCGGTGAGGCGGTGTGGAATGGGGGCCTGCGTGACGTGCTGGTGAAGGCTTTGGAAGATAGCGGCATTCCTGCGGAACTAACCGTAGTCGATGCGGCCCGGCATTTTGGGATTTTGCAGAAAACGAAGAGGAGAAAAAGGTCGTGTCGTGGAGTGTAACGGTAGTTGCGAAAAATAACGCCGACGCGAAGCTGAAACTTGCGAAGGCTTTCTCGATTCCTTTGGCCGATGCGCCCGCCGGGTTGGAGAATGACGGGGAACGCGAGACGGTGAAGCAGATTGCCGCCGTCATCGATCAGTGTCTGGGCACGTTCGATCCGCTGAAGGCGGTAGCGGTGTCCGCGAGCGGGCATCTAAGCCGCGATGCGAAGGGCGGGGCGTACCAGGAAGTGAACCTGTCCATTCAGCCGCAATAAGGGCGGGCGGGATGGCGGCAAGGGTAGTGCTGTTGAGGGCAGGGGCATGGTGATGTTCCTGCTCTACCGGCTGGTTTTGCAGTTTGTTTGGAAACTCGAATGTTGATGCGGCATACATCTCGGCGAGGGCTTGGTGCGGACTATCGCATCAATAGTTCGGGCACCATCGTTGATTGTGACGCGTGGTCCAGCATAGTGGACCTTGTATGCTGGGGCGCTCCTACCGGACAGTTGCCTGTTGGTACGAGTGCAGGGGATTCGGCTTCAAACTTACCCGTGGATACGGGTTGTTCGAGCACGATCATAACCTCTCCGATTGCCGTGTGCGACTGGATTCTCTACACCTGTGGAGCGGTGGTTGCGGGCCTTCTTTTGATGGCCATGATGGGGGCGAGGAGATAGCGATGTTTATTCAGTCCGTCCCGTGTGGTCAGGTTCCGAGTTTCCCGCCGAATGGTCAAGCGGCCTGGGACAGACAGGTAGGGCTGGGCTGTCCTGGCATGTGCGGGTGCGGTGGGATGGGGCTCTTCGACTCTGGCCTCGACTTTTCGCAGTGGGGCATTGGGGAATGGGCCACGGTGGCTGGTGTGTTGTACATCGCGTTCTCGGTGTTCTTCACCACGAAGCGAGGCACACAGACCGTTGCCAAAGGCATTCGGCGCCGGCGGCGCAGTCGGAAGCTTCAAAAGGCCGTAATATGATGGCTCAGCGTGCCAACCTAACCGATCGGGCGAAACGCTATCGCGCTCAGAACACGGTACGAGGTGAGCGCCGCTGCGTTCTGTGCGGCTCTCGTCGTCAGTTGGGGGTTATGCATTTGGACGGGAACGAAGCAAACGGAGAGCTTCAGAACCTCGCCTATGGGTGCCGGTCCTGTAACGGGAAGCTGGCGGTGGCATTCAAGCGGATAGGCGCCGGAGTTCCGACGAATCAGTACAACCCGGCGAAAGGCGGGGTACCGACTTTTGCGCAGTACGCTTGGGCTGTCTCGCAACAGCAGCACTCAGGCGAGCACGGGGAAGCTGGCGCGATGATCCATGCCACCCCGAGGTCGAAACGAATCGAGTACGCGCGGCGGATTGCGGATTTGAAGTCTTCCCGCCGTAACCTCTGGCCTTTCTCCTCGAAAGCCACGTCTCCGCGTCAAACCATGCCCGCCAGCGCCCGCAGCGCGTCGCGGTATGCTCCCGCACATACTGCGGCGCGCGAGATCTCGCAGACCTATAAAGGATACCGGGTGTACGGGTCGGACGAGGCGGGCTGGCGTACATCCTTGGGTGGTGGTGATTCGCTGTTTGACTCGGAAAAGGACGTGAAAGGCTTCATCACATCGTGGAATCGCAAAAACAGGGGTCCGCATTCGAGGCTCGGAGCTGAGGTTGACTCCATCAACCGAGAGATTCTGGGAACTACGGATGCTAAAAAGATGAAAAGGCTTTTGGAACGGCGCGACGAGCTTGTCCAGAAGACTTTGAACCCGGGTCAGAGTTCTTTCGCGCGGTGTGTTGCGGCTGTATCAAGGCGCGGCGATGTGGACGATCCTAACGCAGTGTGCGCGGCCTCCAAAAGGCGTACCCCAGAAGGCGCGGCGGAATTGCAGCGAGCGGCCGCGAAAGGGCGGCGGAAGAACGTGGACCCTACCATGGCTGCCATACTGGGCCAGGAGTTCATGAAGCTGGGTGTGAAGCTCAAGAAGAAGGCGACACGGAACCCCGCAGACGCGGCGGCCTCGATGTACCAGAAGTTCCACGGTCGGCCGTCCGGTGAGCTGGTGGAAGTCGAAAAGCCAGTTCACTACCACGCGCACCTGGCCGCCCTGGGCGAGCTGGAGAAGCTGACTGTGCGCGCGAACGACGGGGGTCTGGTGGACTTGGAACGGTTCGGAGACGCGGTGCTGTGCTCGAATGAGCGCGGAACGCAGCTCTACATCGAAGGCGGGGACCAGGCGGTGAAACTCTCAGCGTTTGGAATAGGGAAGCCGTATCACGACATTGAGGACCTGGGGGAAGTGGTGAAGCTCTGGTACTTCACGGCCAAAGACCACTTGGGAGACCAGGGCGGGGAAGCATCCTACCACCACAAGCTCTCCGAAGAGGGCAAGACGCGCATGTCCTACGGCTTTGGTGAAAGGCGCGCGCCGAAACCTCGGCTACTGTACGACGTGATGAACCAAGCGCTGGCTTTTGCTGGCGGTGAGTACTCGGTCGAACCGGAAGGGATACGAAACTGATGCAGCGGCAGTGCATAACGAAACTCCGATTTCCAGCGGTTCTGTTTGCGTTTGTGATGTGGCTTCCCTTCCTTGCTTGGTCTCAGTCCACAGACCACGGCGCGGTTGGCGGCTCTGTTCTGGAGTTTCGGGACTGGCTCATCGTCGTGCTTCAAGTCATCTCTCTGTTCACCGTCATATTTTCGGCGGTAAAGATCATCAACCGCAACGTTCGGGAGTGGGAAGTGCGGGAACTGCGGCTGATGGCGATCGAGAAAGAACTGGACCAGATGCGAACTGCGATCAGGGATTTCTCGGGGGTTCCAGTAAAGCTGAACGATATCTCTGGTGAAATCGAAAGGCTGCGCAACCGGCTGGACAGGTTCTTGGACGCGCAGGGGGCGAAGCCATGACGTACGGCACAAGTCATTTCGTGAGCAAGGCGGCGGCGATTCGATACTACCGCGATTACGAGGGGAGCGATGCCAAGCAAGTCGTTGAGCAGAAGATTCGAGAAGGCCAAATTCATATTGGCCGGCCGCATCTGAAGCCTGGCGAAACGCTCTCTGTTGTGGATGGTGGCAAACGCTATGCGATTTCGAATCCGCGCAAGGTCCGTGGTCGTTCCACCACCTTGCGAAACATGGCCTCAGTGACCATCCGAAAGCTTCCCAATGGGGTGGTGAAGATCACCGGGCGGAAGATGGCGGGCAAACGGAACTACTCGGCTGCCCAGCGGAAGAAGATCCTCAAGCGGCGCGCTGAGAAGCGGTTCTACAGCAAGCGGAAGATGGGAAAGCGCTAATGGAGCTTACCTTGGGCAAGACGAACGGTAACGACGGCACGCCGGCGAGGCGGGTATCGATCGGCATCTGTATGCCGGGTGAGTCCTTCTCCTCGGCTTGGGTGACGAACTGGACCAACCTGTTCATGTCGCTGCTGTCGAGCGGGTACGACCCGGCTCCGCTGTTCGGGTACTCCTCTTCGGTCTTCGTGACGCGTTCCAGCATGGTGCTTGAGATGCTCCATTCTCCAACACCCATCGACTACGTTTTGTGGATCGATGACGACAATATCGTCTTGCCGGAGCATTTCGCGCGGCTGAAAAAGGATCTGGACGAGTTTCCGAAAGCGGACATGGTAGCGGGCTGGTGCTGGACTGAGCCGAACATGAGGCAGGGAATGCCCCCCATCGTCTCATGTGGCAGGTTGCGGCCGGATTACACCGTGCTGCCTTTCGATGCGTCGGAGATGAAGACGGCGGCCAGGGAGAATCGGCTCTTGGAGGTTGGCTACACCGGATTTCCGGTGGTGCTGATGCGCTACGGGATGCTGGCGAAAGCAGGGGCCAATCCATTCGTGCCATTTTGCGGGGAGAACCTGCGGTGGGGCATGACTGGAGAGGATATTGCGTTCTGCATCCACGCTCGGGAACGGGGCGGGGCGTTGATTCTGGTCGATCCGCAAGTCAAAGTTCCGCACTTGAAGACGGCGCCGATACCGGAGCCGGTTGATCAGTTTGAAACCGTGGATCTGGCCGCTGAGCCGATGGTTCGCGCGCCGCGTCCGCGGCGGAAGTTGTTCGGGTCTGGAATCCCGCTGTTCTCGCTGTGCCATGCCACATTGAGATTCCCCGATGGCTGGCGGAACGCCTGCCAGGAGTGGTACGACCTGGCTGACAACCCCGAAGACTGTGAGTACATTCTATGCACGGAGCAGACGGTCGAGCTTCAACGATCAAGCGTGCCGTGGGAGCATTTCAAGAAGATCAGCAACCATGATCGGCACACGGCGGTGACGGCGTTCAATGCGGCTGGCGCTGTCGCAACGGGTAAGGTTTTGATTACTGTAGCGGACGACTGGTTTCCGCCTCCCCACTGGGATACTGAGCTGCTCAAGGTTCTGCCGGATTTGAGCGCTGAGGCTGCGGTCTGGATTTCGACGGGTGGCAACAATTCGCTGATGACATTCAACATCGTCACGAGACCGTACTACGAACGCTATGGGCGGCTGTTCTATCCCGAGTACTGGGGCATGTTCGCGGACAACGATTTTACGGATGTCGCGCGGCGGGATGGCGTCATTGTAGACGCCAAGCATTTGATGTTCCCACACCGACATCCGCTCTACGGTAAAGGGACCTGGGACGGCACGTATGCCTACCAGAATGCGCCGGAAGCGTACCAGCACGGCGCTGAGGTCTATGAGTGGCGCCGGGCGCACAATTTTGCGGACAGGGTAGGGCCGGATCATATCGAGGTTCGTCACCCGGTCAACGAGGTGCTCGTGAGCGCACCGTGAGTTTCTGAAGGTTCATTAGGCGAGACCGGCCGGAATCGCCTGGTGATGTAGTGAACCGCAGGGCAAGCCTTCTAGAAGGGGCTGCCGGCGTTTGGGAGTTGTCATAGGCTCCTGAACGCAGGTAGCCCCTTTTGCTTTGCGGTGGACGGTTTTTGAGAGAAGCAAGCCCGCACGCCGGGCAAAAAGGAGAAACGAGAGTATGAGCAAACTTCACAAGCTGGGCGCGGCGGCGCTGCTTTTCCTGATGGCAGTAGCCGTCGTTTTCGCCTTCAACATTCACATTTCGACTCAATCGCTGGTGGCCTGCCTGTCCATGGGGATCGCGGGGATCACGGTTACGTACCTCGACCCAACCACAGGCGGTGCCGCTCCAACCCGGGCCCAAGCTGCCAATGTGCAGAGCGTTGCGGCACAGGTAGCTTGGACAGGCACGGAGAGTGGGGCGGCCACTATCACGCATAATTTCAACGTGTCGACGGCTGCGCTGGCAGTCTTGAGGCCCTGGGTCATCGCTTACATGAGCGCTGGGGGCACGGCGTATCCGGCGCTGACGTGGGCACTCGGTGCGAACGCGTTGACTGTGACGAAGCCGGCTGCGAACGCCATCACCGGCTCCGATTGCACGTTCAACGTGATTATCCAGAGGCCGTGGACGCCGTTGGCTTCGAATATCCCGTCCATGCCGTAACCGGATGGCGACTTTGATCTGAGGAGGTCACATGGCTATCGCACACAGACGAGTTTCAATCGCCAACCCGGCTCGGCGCAAGTTCAGCCTGAAGCAGATCCGCGCTGGCTTCGGCGGCAAGCGCCGACAGGCTGCTGTCAAGGCGAAGCGCAGCACTCATCGTGCGCGCGCGCAGAAACGTAACACGGCTCACCGGAGACGCACCTCTCCCCGTCCGGTGAGACGCAATCTGGGAGAGCAAGTGCTGTTAACGCTGGGGAATCCCAAGAGAAAACCGGCGTCAAGGAGACAGGCAATGGCCAAAACGCGAACACATCGCGCCCGGTCCAGGTCGAATGATCCTGGCCGCAAGCGCACGAACGATCCTGGCCGGCGTCATAAGAGACGCCGGTCGTACGCAAGGCACAACCCGGCGCGGCGCTATCAGCGCCGCCGTCACCACAACCCCATGGGCGGCTCCTGGGGAGGGCAAGTCGCCCAGGCGTTGTACATCATCGCCGGGGCTGTCGGCTCGAAACTGGGCGCGCAGATGGTCCTCGGAACCAAGAACACCGGGTTTCTGGGCTACGGCGCCAATCTGGCGGCCGGCGGACTTTTGGCGTGGGCAGCCAAGGGCATCATGAAGAATGACGCGGCGGCAAAGGGCATCTTTGCCGGCGCGGTGGTTCAAGTGGTGCTCCGGCTGATCACGGACTACACCCCCTTTGGCCAGTATGCCAGCCTCCAGGGTGTCGGGGACTACATGGCGTCGAACTGGGTGACTCCACAGCGGTACGTGGATGGCCTGCAGTCGGCGCAAATTGAAATCCCCGATGGCTGGGGGCCGACCCCGCTGGTCATGGCTTCGTCCGGGGTCAACGCTAACGCGGTGGCCGCCGGCAGCGATGGCATGGGGGCGTTCTAGCTTCGGGCCGATCCGGACAACCGAGGCGCACGGTGTGCGTCGGCAGTAAAGAATTTGGGGGCTTGCGAGAGCTTGCCCCGGAGTAAAAAGAAATGGCCGGAACATCAGCGCCGCAAGGCACAGTAGCGTATGGCGGGGGTTACACTCCGAATGCCCAGTCCGCAAGGGGCATGGATATCAACAGCATCATGAAAGGGTGGGTGGACCGGGGAGCGTGGATCTATTACGACACGCTGACCCAGAACGCCGGCAGCTCGGCGCTGTCGGTCTATACCCCGTTCGCCCAAGGTTTGAACCAAAACGATCAGATCAACACGGCTCTGATCAAGACGAAGCTGCAAACGAACCTTCCGAACGGCGGGATGTTCCTTGCGCCGCGTTGCCTGATCCTGAACCAGCTTGGCTTCTATTTCAAGGGCCAGCCGGCCACGTCGACGGCTCCCACGGCCCAGAGCATCGATTCGCTGCTGGTGGATATCCAGCAGTTCTGCTACAGCTCGTATTTCGAGTTCCGAATCGACGACAAGGTGTTCTTCGAAGGTCTGCTCGAATTCCATCCGCCGGGCATTGGCCTGTACGGGTCCTCGGAACGGCAAGGCGATGTCCACTGGGGCCTCGGCCTGCCTTCTCCGCTCGGTGTCTGGACGTTCGGCAACTTTGCGAAGTACATTGCGCCGTTGCAGAACTTCAGCCTGCAGATCAAGTTCCCCGGCGCGACTCTCCCGGCGTGGCAGACGGCTGCGAACGGTGGCCAGGGTATCACCCTGGTGACGATGATGAAGGGCTGGACGGATCGCAGCGTTCAGTAGCACAGATCTCCTCGCGGAGACTTCCGGCAGCCGCGTTATGGGCTCCTTCGCGCGGCTGCCGGAGATTTCGAGTGGAAGGGGCGAGAGGATCTTGGTATGTACGTGCCAGCGAATCTGCCAGCTACGGGTACGACGCCGCTTGTGGCTCCGACTATGCCGAATGGCGAGACACCGATGTCGGACAGCCGAATTTTGGCGAGCCAGGCGTACCTCTTCCGGGTCAACACGGCGGCCGACAACGCTAAGGCGGCGGTGCTCGGCTCCTGCCAGGTGCCGGTGAGCTTGACGGACACGGGCACACCGCTGTCAACGAATGCGGTGCTGGCGTGGATTCAGGCGAATCCTGGGCTGGCCCTGGGTATCGGTGCGGGCGCGCTGGTGCTGATGTCCAGTCGGAAGGGGAAGCGGTGACGGGGCTAGAAGTCTATCTTCGATCCGTCCGTGAACACGGGGCCTGGAATGGCGGGTTTATCGGGTGTTTTTGCGTCATTCGGGCGATGTTTCGATGGTTGTATCGCGCTGGCTTGCGCGTCCATCCGTCGGAAAAACTCCAGATTGCTTCGCCATTTCCCGTGGCGTCCTCCGCACCATCCATTCAGAGCCATATGCGAGAGTATACCATAGGAAGAGAGGCGCTCGGATGGTAGAGTTCTTTCGACAACAGGGCTCTGATGACGGTCGCAATGCAGTTCTTGGGCGGCGTAAAATTAGGCCATCAAAAGCGCGAATGACGGTGCGGTTTCATGCTTTGCTCGAACCAGATTTTGAATCGAAGAAGGCGTACTGGGAGCGCATTTACGCGGCTGCTTACAACAGAACGGTGGGTCGAACGAACCCCCGCAAGGTCAACGGCAAGTCCACCACCTTGCGGAATATGGCCTCGGTGACGATTACGAAGCTCCCCAACGGCGTGGTGAAGATCACCGGGCGGAAGATGCGGGGGAAGCGGTGATTCATGCCGCCCGTTTTGGTGTTATTCTCAAACCGGAGGACGCGATGAAACGAAAAGTCGATCCGGTAGAGGAAGGGTTACGAGCAGAACGCCAGAAAGCCGAGGCGTGGCTTAGAATCCTGTGCAAAGGTGTTGGGTCGTGTCTGATGGAATGCAGCGGGGGTTATCCCGAGGAGCTTCAAGCTGTGCTCGATGTGGTGGACAACTATCTGCGCGCTGCAATCGCTGAAGAGGAAAGATGCCAAGAGGCGTATAAGCCTTACTGGCGTCGGCGGCGTGTACGTTACATTTCGAAGGCGAAAGCGAAAAAGGCGAAAGCAGCGTGATCCATGCCGCCATTTGTGGTCCAGTACCTTTGCCCGCGCCAGTCTCCGTACTGGCAAGGCGGCAAGGTGGTGCCGAACTTTTGGGCCGCGGTGGAATGGGCAAAGGCCCTACGGCCCAATGGACCGCTTGGAAGGGCGCGTGTTGTGGACGCCAGAGGTGTGGTAGTCTTTCAGGTGTGAACGCATGAAAAAAGACTCGCAGCTCATCCTCGAAGCCGATTGGGTGCTCAGCAAGTGCGGGCGCCCGACACCTCCTCGAGGAATGTCTGCGGTCTATATCCCCCATTCGTTTTTGCTTCAGAGCTTGGATCTCACAAGCGGCCAGACGACGATTGAGAAGACGATCACTGGCGACACAACCTGGATGCTGCGCGCGATCTCGGCTAACGGTGATGTGCCGTACTGGCAAGTGATTCTGCCGAATGGACAGCCGTTCCTGAATCAGTCCCAGCTTGTGCAGGAGGTCGCGGGCTACGGCTCCGGCCGGCTGCTGATGGCGAAACAGGTTCCGTGTCCGCCTCAGTCCAAGATCCAGGTTCGGCTGACGGCGCTGAGCGCTGCCGTTCAGATGCTGTTCGAAGGGGCCTACTGCTACTACGTCAAGTCGCAAAAGCCTTCCGAAGCGGCCGGGCCCCTGCCGCCGCAGTATTTGGACAATCCAAACCAGAACATCCTGGCACCATGCTGGATGCATGGCACAGGCCCCGCGACACCACCTGGCTACGAGGATTCGCCGTTCACGTACTGCTCTGCGGTCCCAGTCATCGGCCAGGGTTTGCAGTTCACGAGTCCAGCGGACATCTTGCAGTTTGCAACCATTGAGATTCCCATCGAAAGCGCCTCGGATTTCGTGGTGCGGCGTTTCCATTTCAACGTAACCCAGGATGCCACTGTGACGGGCGGAGAGATCCTGGCCAGGATCCGCGCGGCTTCAGGGCATGTGTTTTCGGATGACTACATCGACGTGGCTCGCTACATCGGCGGGGCACCGTACGCGCATGACTGGTGGCTGAAAGCCCAAGACACGCTCATCTTTGACCTTCAGTTGGTGGACTTCGCCGGCGTAGGGCAAATGTACCTGCAAGTCTACGTGGAAGGCGTCAAACGGCGAAAGGTGGGAGCATGAGTCCTTCTCTCATCGGCGTTCCGGTGCTCGGGTGCGTGGATTATCGGCCCCAGTGGTTTTATCCATCTCCACGAGGCTGCCGGGAGCAGGCGTTCAGCTACTTCTACGATCTGTTCAATGCTGCTTACTCACCGCTCGCTGTTCTTTCAACTCAGGAAAACATTCCCCTGGCGATTGAGACCGGCTCGAAGTTCCTCTGGCGGGGCGTCCGGTTGAATCTGGGCGTTGGTATTGGCGGCATCCCCGTGACCTTGTTGGTGCGCTTCTTCGATCCGTTTGGAAACGCGCTCAGCTCGGACTACGTGCCCGTCATTCAGTATGTCAACCCGTCCGGGAGCGCCGCTGGTGGTCTTCCGGTGCCCATAGAGCCGGAGATTGAATGCCCCCCTGGGTCAGGCATCTTGGTCTCCTTCAAAAACATCGACCCGAACAACACGGCTCAGTTGCCTGAGATCACGCTGTACGGCCTGAAGCGTTACGAGGGGGCTTTATGAACCCTCGTTTTCAGGAACGTCATCAGGACTACGTGTTGAGGATTGCGAGCCTCGCGCCTGGTGAGATCAGAACTGCGGTGCCGTTGGTGCTCGATCTTGACGCTCCATTTGTTCTGCGGTCGCGGGCTTTCAGAGTGCAGCCACAGCAGAGCATTCAAGAAGGCATTCGCAACCTGCAGGCGGGCTTGCAGTTTCTGAAAACCAGTTTCACGGGGCCGGATGAGAACTACGTCAGCCAGCAAAGGGTTCCAGCAACCTTGCATTCGTACTGTTTTGGTCAACAGGGGAGTCCCACCCCGGTATTCCCGCAGAGTATCTACCCGGCTGGTGGCATCATCTACGTGGACGTGGAAAACGCAGGGCTGGGCACCCTCACGAATGTTCGGCTGTATTTCCGGGGCGTCAAACTCTACGTATGGGGAAGTCGCCAAGGGGTTACGTACGCGGCCCAGCACGGCCCCATCCGGCCATACTGCTATCCCGTGATCGCCTTGCAGTTGCCTGTGACCACGACGGCTCCGATGGTCGTTCCCTTCATCGTGCAGCCCGATGCGGATTTTGTTCTCAGGGGTGGGCGGGCTGGCACGGACAACAATCAGCAAGGCAACAACGCCGATTATTTCGAGGTCGAAATCACCCTGCGTGATTCGGATGGTAAGCCATACTCGAATCTGCCGGTGCATGCGAGTATTCTGTTTGGACGTCCGGGTCAGGGGACTCTTGGGCAACCTGCTTACGGTTTTGGAGTTCAGGGAGAATCGTACCCGTGTGGCAGCCTCACAAACGGTCTGCTGGCCGAGTTCTGCGGGCCGTCGAATCCCGGGCTCTTCTACCCGGAGATTTACATCCAGCGAAGCCAGTTCATGTACCTGGATTTCACGCGTGCCGATGGCGCGTATGCGAACCAGTCCCCGCTTGACTTCCCGGTGTTGCTTACTGGGGTAAAGGTGCTGCCATGAATCTGCCCATCAGCCCGCTGAGTCTGGACGCCTTGACGCGCGACACCTGGGGATCGTTCGATGCGGCCGCGATCCGGCAACTGGCGCCGTTGGCAGACGAGTTGTGCTACCGGCCGAGGCTGTACAAGTCGCCGGATTCGCCAAGTGAAGTCATGCCGGCCAATGGCTATGTATCGCACGGTCTGAAGATCACGCCGGGCTCGCTGATTTACGGATTCTATTTGCCGGCGGAGTTGGTTGGGTCAGTTGGTGGCGAGCTACCTCCGGGCCTTACGGCGATCACCCCGCCTCAGTTCAACGTGCAGATCACGGACACCTCGTTGGGTCACAAGCTGTTCGATGAGCCGGTGCCGTCGCTTTTCCTTGCGAATTTCAAGCCGACGTACTACAGCGCCGTCTTCGTGATCGCGGGGTCATTTCCAAACCTGCTCTGCGCGCCCTATCCGGTCGTCGGCTCGGGGCTGTTCATGGTTGAACTCTGGAACACGGCAGGGTACCTAAATGCTGGCGGCGCATTCGTGGGAGTTCAGCAGCGCGTTGAGCTGGTCATCGGCACGCTGGAGCCATTGCCGGCTGGTGAGGAGGGCTGCCAATGAGTCCGATGCGTAGAGGAAGGCCACTTTACGGTGTGCCAGAGGTGAGCACCGTTGCTACCATGTTGCCGCGCGATCCAAGGTTGCGCGATCCGGTCTGCGGGCCGTCGCTGTCGCCGTCGCAAAACGCGATTGACATTTACGTGTCGAACTCCCTGGCGGCGCCCGCTCCGACAGTCTTGACCGTGCTGCTGTCCTACCAGGTACCCAGTGGCCACCAGTTCGCGCTCACGGGCGTGATGTGGAACTTTGATCCAGTGGGAGGCTTCATACCTGGCTCCGGTGACATCATCTGGACGCTGGATGTGAACAACCCCTTGACGCCTTCGGCTCTGGCGATCGCGGGGCGCTATGTCCAGGGTTTCGGTGCGGAGTTGGCGCCGATCGGATCCTACGAGATTCCGTGGCGGTTCTCGCGGCCGCGGATCTTCGCACCGTCCGATCTGATCCAGTTGAAGGTTCTGACGACCATAGCGATCGTGCAGAACTCAGGGAACTTCAACAGCCGGTTTATCGGGTATCTCTGGCCGGCCGGGGAGTGACGTCATGTACTGGCGCACAGTGCGGCGGGGACTCGGGGCGACTTCCACAAGCATTCAGAGCCTCATAACCTCAGTAGCGGATCAGCTCGGCGTACCGCCTTCAATCGCTGTTGCCGTAGCGCAAAAGGAGTCGAGCTTCAACCAGAACGCGGTGGGCTCAGCCGGGGAGATTGGCGTCTTCCAGCTCATGCCGGCGACGGCAACCGCGCTGAACGTCAACGCCTCGGATCTCACCCAGAACGTTGAGGGCGGCGTTTCGTTGCTGGCTTCGCTGTACCAGCAGTTCGGGAACTGGAGCGATGCGCTGGCGGCCTACAATGCCGGGCCTACACATCTGGCGGCGGGGCAGTCCTACGCGTCCAGCATCCTCGGAAGCATCAACGTGGATTCGACACCCTCGGATAGAATCATGGCGGATCTCACGGACGGGCTGCCAGATCTCTCGAGCGATTCGGGCACAAGCCCCTGGGTATGGGTTGGCTTGGCCGTGGCGGGGCTGGGGCTACTCTGGTGGGCCACGGCTTAGCGTATACTGGGGTTGAAAGGCGGTAACAAGGTGCTCTCTCTGATTCTTCTGGTCTTTGCGTTTGTGCTGGCGGTGATCGCCGTATTTCGTCCGCCGAATAATCCCCCCTTTGACGTGCTGGGGTCGCGGCTGCTGTGCTTCTTGGTCGCGTGCTTGCTGCTGGCCGATATCCTGGTAACGGCTACCGGCTTGAAGCTGATCGGCGGCTGAAATTCGGGGCTTGACAGCGTAGACTTTTCGGTTTAAGCTGTGGTTTCGCGTCTCCTGAAGGGTTCGAGACGCGGATGTCTTTGACGGGATTATCAACTAGTCCGGACCAGTGGTTTTCGCCCCACGATAATGCTTGCTCGCATGGTGGACCCTGCCAAGGTGAGCGTTGTAACGCGACGCACCCGCCGCGAAGCTAAACGGGAACAGCGAAAGCTTTTTAGTCGGGAAGGCCGCTAAAAACGCAGGGCGGAGGGCAGCCAAGGCCGAAGGGATGAAAACCTTGGTGAGGGCTGGTGCTCAGCCGTCCGATAACCACTTATATCCCACCTGAACTTGTGGTAAGCTCCTCCCTTCCTGTAACGGCTATTATGTAAACTTTCCGAGACGATTCTAAAGGACTTGCGAACTTTTTCACCGAGTGGCTGCAAAACCACAACCCGTGGTGGTTGAAGCCTGTGGAAAATGCGGTTTCGGACGCGCTGAAAAATTGGGCAGCACTGAACGAAAGTGCGCTTGCGGTACAATAGATTTGTGGCTTGAGGCTTTGGCCTCGCCACCTCCCCGCCGCCTCGGTTCCCTCGATGGGCCTCCTGAAGCGGCGGGGCTAAACCCCTCGGAACGTGTCGGAAGGGCGTGTACGGGCTTCCCTTAATCCCTGTTGGCTTGCTGTTGAGGACTCCTGGGTGTATGCTTGGGCCATGAGTCTCATTCTTACGTTGGAACACACATATGCAGTCGCCATTGGCGATTTGAAGAAAGTCCGGCGGTCCATTGAAAACGATGTTCTGCCGATCCTGGAAAAAGCGGATAAGGCCGCGCCCACCATTGAGGCGATCACCGGCCTAATCTGTCCACAACTGGTGAACATTGAGCGCACGGCGGAGGCAGTGCTCGCTAAAGCTATCGTCGCCATCGAGGACGCGGAAAAAGCTGCTGCCGGAGGATTCGTCAACGTGGCGCTGGACGCGCAGTTGGTCGCGGACATCAAGGCCGTCGCGCCGGCAGTGAAAGCAGCGGCGCCTACTGTGCCGCCGGCGCCCACCACATAAGCCAGTATGTTCGACTGGCTGCGAAGAATAGACGGGGACTGCCAAGCGGTCCTCGAAAACGTCAACAACGCTTTGCGGGAGATCAAGAAGCTTCTTGCATTGAGCATAACCCTGGAGAACAACATCATGTCGAAGATCACCGATTGGGCCGCACAAGAGGAAGTGGCTCTAACCACCATCAGCGCAACCCTGGATTCCGTCGTGGCGGGAATCGCCGCATTGGATACCCTCATCAGCAATTTTCAGAACTCGCCGGGCACCCTGTCTTCGGCGGATCAAGCTGCTTTGGATGGCATTCAGGCCGCTTCTGCGGCGCTGGTTACCAAGGCCGCCGCGATCTCGGTCACGCCGCCCGCGCCCCCGACTCCGTAGCCGATGCGCCGGGCGGTCGCTATCGCGTTATTGCTCTGCTCTCCGCTGTTGGCGGTTAAGTTCGTCAGGGACGTGCTGCCAGCAGCGGGGGCGATCACTACAATCGTGGTGAACGCCAATACTTTAGCGCAGGCGATCAAGCACCCGAAGGCTACAGTTAAAAAGGTGGTCAAGAAAGTCGTGCGGAAATGAGCACTTTTGAGCGGCTTCGCTGGATGCTGGTTCTGCTCATGGCGTTTCTGTACACGCCATTTGCGAGGTTCCATAGATGAGCCTGACTGGTATTCCGTCGAAGGACGATCTCACGGCGCTGATTAAACAGGCCGCCACTGAAGCACAGGCGAGTGGGTTTGCCTTGGAGGATCACCTGGTGCCCCTACTCCATGGGGCGCTCCTCGAGGCTGCCGCCGACGTTTCCGGGGTCCTCAAAGCCGTGCTCGACGCCCTGGCGCCGGCTGTGAGCGTTCTGGCCGATCTAAACACGACCCTCCAACTGTTCTCGAGCGAGTCCCTGGAATGGCGCAACACCGTTGGGCGGTTGTTTAATCTTTCACCACCGGAGACAACATCATGCCATCCAAAATGAACTCAAACCAGTGGATCGCTTTAGAGTGTCTAGGCGTCTTGGCGATCATCGGTCTGGCGTCATTCTTTTGGGAACCGAAATATGGCGTTGGCTTGGGGATGATAATCGGGGCCATCATCGCAGCGCTGAACAATGCACTGGGCGTGCAGTCTGGCTCTCATTTGCCGGAGCAGGCGGGGGATGCCAAGCCCGGGCAGTCTTCACAGACTGAAACCACGAGCAAAACTACTACGCAGGCTCCGCCTGAGGCGACGAAGTAATGGGCGCCGCGGACTCCTACCAGCCCTTCCTTGCTGCTCTTTGTCTTTGGCGAGAGGCACGGGGCCAATCGGACGATGCGAAGCGGGCCGTACTCCACGTGATTCTGAATCGCGCGGCCACTGGTTTTCGTGGAAGCGATCCGGCCTCGGTGATACTGTGGCCGTATCAGTTCTCGAGTTTCAACCCGAAAGATCCGAACGCGGCCCGGCTACCAGATCGGCGCAATGTTGGAGATTGGCGTGCCTGGTTGGCCTGTTGTGCGGTGGTGGATGTTCCTGGGGATGACCCTACTGGGGGTGCTTTGATGTACGAGAGCGCTTCGTTTGCCATGCGGCCAGACTGGGCCACTGCTGAAAAGCAAACGGCTGAAATCGGGCCTTTCAGGTTCTATCGAGCCTGAGGTTCTTCAGTCTGCCCCTACACATGGCTCCTGGCTCACCTGGGCAAGTGGAAGGCCGCATAGGTCCGCGCGCGCGCAACAGGGGATGAATAGAGAGAGGTAGCTCTCATCGCTTACCGGACCAACGATCTCGACTGCCTCGCCCATGAAGATTGTTGGAGCATTCGCGGACACTGAATACGTGACCGTGAACGTGCCTGTAGTTGCAGCGGAAGGGATTGTCAGTACGCCGCCTGTTGGGCCACCTGTAAGCGGCGATGGAATCGTGACCTGGATTTGGAGTCCGGCGGCCGGGGCTGCTTGGTTGATCGTCACGGTACAGGTCGAAGAATCCCCTGGCAGCAGCATCGTGCTTCCCGGCGCCGGCGCCGGCGCGTCTGGCGGCTGCGTACACTCCAGATCGGTGATGGTGTATGGCGCCCCGAAGACGAAGTTCCAGATTTTTTGAACGGTTCCATATTTCACAGTAACCGTCACCGAAGCGGGAGGCGTCTGTGCCAGGGCCATTCCGCAAAGCATCAATCCGATCAATAAGCGTTTCATGTTCGCCTCAGTTCTCAGTGTAGTACCATGCTTGCGCGAACAGCAGACAGGTGCCAGAGAAGCTCACGCGCGCAGTAACGCCGCATGTCCAAGTCATTTTAATCCCCGTATTAAAAACAATTGGATCTTGTATGAAAAAGCGCTGTGCACCGAAGGTGGGTGGCGCATCAAACGTCAGTGCGATATCTTCCGACGAAGGGGCAAGGGTGGTATTGTATCCCGAGCCAAAGTTATTAAGATGCTGGAAGTACCAGGGCATTCCAAAGAAATCTTCGCTCCCTGAAGTTCTGTAAGCTGCGGTTCCAGATCCATCAATATAGATCTTGAATGGGCCTTCTAGAGGTCCTGTCGATGGGCTAGCGCCGCCGGGAGCCCCATCGTAAATCCAGCCGACTCCCACCAACCGGCCACGCTTGTTGGGGGTCACATCCAGAATAGTCCCCTCTGTGTCCTCGGCCATTCCTGCAACGTAAGCTTCGGAGTTGTAAAGTCTTTGCGTATATATCCAGTTGTCGGTGATCCCGGTGTGATACACCACATAGCTTGCGATGCCAACAGTGTTGGCGGAATTATTCTTGGCCTGGATGAGAATCGACGAAGAGAATGGGATTGGGATGCGGAACAGCCCGCCGCAGTTGTTGGCTCCGTTATTTCCGCCACGTATCCACTTTCCTCCCCAAGATGGGCTTATGTCACACAGCCCATCTCCTAAGAACGTCTGAACGCTATATGCGGAAATTGACGGAGTGGCTTCTCCATCCACTGTGACGGTGATTGCGATGGGGCTTTGGTTCACCGCGACAAATATCTCGCTCACATATCCAGATCCGGTTACAGTAGCGAGTAGAGTTCCCGTCGCGCCTGCGCCTAGAGTCTGACTGCCGTAATACGTACCCATGACACCTGCGGGTTTGCTCGATGAGAAGATGTCTGTGATCTGCTGTTGCGCCACGGCCCCAGTAAGGCCATTGATGCTAGTAACTCCGCCACTCGCCGCGTTTCCGGTTTGTCCCTGCATCTGCCAATGCGAAGCGGCATCCATGCAGACCAGAACTCGACCGTTGGCTAACAGATCGTTGGCCACAAGCGCCGCGCCGTTCTGCTGCTTCGTGATTCCGAGAGCCGCAGCGCCGTTGACTGCCAGGGTGGGCGATGCGCCACTGGCGACATCCGCCACCAGCAGAACGCAGTCGTTTGCGGCTGGGGTGAAGGTCGGAGAAGTGGCACAGGTGTAAGTGGTACCTGAACTGGAAGCTGCTGGACACGCCAGATGTGCCCCGATGTTGCTCCGAACTACGGGATTCTGAGCACATAACCATCCTGCGGCCACTGCGAGATAAACCAGGGGGAGAACGCGTTTCATTATTTTCTTTCTGCGGCACGCTGTTCCGCTTCTGCCAGACTTTGGAAGCACGCGCCAAACATCTTTTGGCTCGCTACGATATTGGCCTGCATCGCCGCTATCTGCTGGTTCTTCTGCGAGATCTGCGCTTGGAGTTGCGTCACCTGAGTCTGCAATTCCTCAACTGTTGGAGGCTTCGGTTTCGGCTCTACTGCGAAGAGCATTAGTCCGACGAACACGAGAATTGGTGTTTTGCCCATTAAAATCTCCTAGATACAAGAAATTGCCGTGCCTACGATGGTGCATGTTTTACCGTTCAAGGTGAAAGAGGCTCCAGTCAAGGCGATGCTCGACGAATGAAGCGTGGCCGCCGGCGTGGCGCTCCCGAAATACACGTCCGTAACCGATCCATTGCCAATTACGGCGGTGTTTGATCCTGCCCCGGTTGCGTTGTATCCCAGCACAAGCTCATTCGTGTCCCCGTCTGTTTTAGCCATGGTGTTTATGCCTAAATACAGAGAGTACGAACTGGTTTGGTTTGCGACAGAACCTCCCGTGACGTATCGACCAGCCTGATAGCCCAGAGCACTGTTGAAGCTTCCCGTGGTGAGACCGGCCATCCCTTGATAGCCGCTGTTCGTGTTGAGGATTCCCGTGGTGAGGCTCAACATCCCTTGAAGGCCACTATTTGTGTTAGCGTTACCCGTGGTGAGACTGGCCATCCCTTGAAAGCCGCTGTTCGTGTTAGCGCTGCCCGTGGTGATACTGAACAGTCCCTGAGCGCCGCTGTTCGAGTTGTAGCTGCAAGTCGTACAGTAAGCCCCGCTGTCGTCTCCGAAGTCGTTCACCAACGATGCAAGTGTCTGCCGGAGAAACTGGGTAGAGACAGCGTTCGTCGAATCCCGTCCGACGTAAGAAAAGGTTGAAATCGGCGTTATTAGCTTTGCACTTATTCCAATCGTCCCCGTGTAGGTAGAATCTGGCGTGTACGTCAATGCCGTGCCATTGGCCTTCAGGCCCGCCGTGACGATTCCACTTGTTTCGTAAACGGTTTGGGCAGTTCCGATTGCGACGGTAACGCCCCCAGAGCCACCGGCCCCAATGGAAGTCACCGTCTGGTAAAACTGGCCACTCGCAAAGCCGGTGCAAGTCAACGCGGCGGAGGTGCCTGGCGCAATGTAATTCGGGTAAGTCCCTGTCCAGCCTGTTCCGTTGCAACTCCCGCTAGTGGTCAGTTCTGGCCCGAGAGAGGCGGTATCGGTTGCGATGCTTGGGCTGGGCTGCCGGAGAACGGGGTCCTGAGCGCACAACCAGTCTGCCGTCATTGCGAGAGAAACCGCTAGGAGAGCCCCGCTGATGACTGTTTTCATGAGTGTTTCCTGTCGTGGGATGCGCGGCTTAATGCACAATAGTTGCCGTGTATGTGCCACTGGCTGGCGTAAGCGTACCTCCGCTCAGGTTGCACAGCCGAACTGTAATCGTGTTGGTGGCGGTCGTCACTCCTAGGGCGTATAACCCCGCCGCAAGCGTAGACGGAGCGCCTATCACGGCCGGATCTCCGGCGACGGCACCGGTGAGCGCAACCGTGGGGGATTGATCCGCGCAGGCACCGTCCACCAGCGATCCGGGTGTAATAGTAGCTGTTCCGATCAGCCGGAACCCTATTGTTCCGGATCCAGAAATGGTGATCTGCTGATTCCCGGATGGTGTTCCGATGAACTCGAAAGAATCGGATCCCTGCGTTCCAGCCCCGTAAAAATAGAGATACTGAGGGGGTGCCGTCGTATCGCCCACGCTTTTGGTGGCGGCAAATTCCAATGTCTGGCTAACCACCGGGCTGACGAGATTGCTCAATGCGACATTGGCTCCGGCGAGCGCCTGCTGAGGAAATAGAACCGCGGCATACGTGCCAGTCCCGGCATTCGTCGTGAGCACGATTCCTCCCACCCAACCACCTGTCGGATAGGTACTGGATCCGGTATCGTGAGCGTTGCCCGCGACGGTTCCCGAACAGGTGAAATAATCTCCGGCTACGGTGTTCCCGTCGAAAACGATGGAGGCATTCCCATTGGTGGCGATAATCGCGCTGCCGGTGATGCCGGCCCCTCCCACGGTGACGCCGACGATGCCGGCGCAGCCGACGGTGGTCTTGATGGCCTTGGAAGGAGCCCCAGTCAGGGATGTGATTGTGGCAACGGTTGTTCCGGTCGCTCCCTCGTTGAGAATAGAGGTATAGCGTTGCACGGGAGCTTGAGCGAACAGCGTGAGACTGCAAACTGCGAATAGAACCAAGCGTTTCATTTTAAAATTCTCCTATTTTGCCATAGCGACCGTGAAGGTCGCGTTTGAAACCGTGTAAATTCCGCCGCTGAGATTGCAAACATCAACAGCGACAACATTGTTAGAAACCACCTTGGCGGCCACCGTCACGCTGGCGGGCATTCCTGTCGAGGTGGTCCCGGCAAAAACCGTGTCGCCGGCCAAAATGCCGGCAAAATTGAAGACGGGCGTCTCGGCGCAGCCTCCGTCAACGATTGGCCCTAAGGTAACCGTTGTAGAGGCTTTGCTGACGGTGGCTGAGCCGGTGACCCAGTCAACAGCCACCGTGCAATTCGCAGGGTTGTTGCACGCATAGATTGCTCCAGCAGTGGTCTGGCACTGCTGAAGGTAAGCACCTGCGGTCGCGCCAGGAGTGCCGATACAGGGGATTACTGGTACGCCACCGCCTCCCCCTATTACGCTGGCTGAGGACGTGCCTTTGTACCCGTACATGCGGGCGGTGATCTCGCCGGAGCCGGGAGACGTGAAAACTGTAACGTGTAAAGCGATCCATGCGTAGTATCCGCGGAACGCTTCAGTATTGTGGTTGATATCCGTCAATGGGTTCGCGCCGTCAAGCATACATGGTGGCTGCACGGTGCTCGAGCATGCGGTGGTGGGCACGGCTGAGAACGTTCCAGGAGAGCCGGCAGAGTCTGGTGCGCCTTCGATCTGGATTGAAAGGGCCGTCATGTTGTCGGCGTAGTAGGAGAGCCGCCAGGTGACGCATTGCGTTCCGAGGTTTGCCACGGCCTGGTTGGACGCGGTGACGCCGTAGCCGGTCGCGGTGAAGGTTTGGGTGAATTGGCAGTCGGGAGCTTGGCCGTAGGCTGCAAGGCTGCCAAGGGAGAGGAGCAAGGCCAAGAGTTTAGGTCTCATGGCTATAAGTATACGCCTGAAAGGGGCTTCATCAGCGGAATTCCTGCTCGAGCAGTTCTTCCTTGCCGTTTTGGATGAGATATTCGGCCCGCCTGGCCAATTGCCGGCCGGTTCTGGTGGCTCTGTCCAGCCGCGCGAAGATCTGCTCATCTCGCCAAGAGCATTCCCGGCAGGCCCGGGCAAGGGGAGGCTTTGGCTGGCCACAGGAGCATAGCGAGTCGCTGTGCACGATTGGTGGTGAGAGCCTGGGCCGGCCGGCCTTACGCTTCTCGAACTGTAGCAGATCGCCCATGACTGGCCTCCCTGTGCGCTTTAGCTCGGCTTCTGGGGGCTGGTGGGGGATTCTTTCGCATCATCTCCGTACCGCCAGCGGCGAAGCATGAGGGCGATTCTGACTGTTTTTTCGGCTTCGTCTTCTGGTGACACAACCTCGATTTCTGCAACGATCTTGCGGGCCATTTCGTTCGCCTCGGCCGCTCGTGCGCTTGTGCAGGCTTCGGCAGCGCGTCTGCGGGAGCGTTTGACATAGATTCGCATTGGCTGCGGTGCGGTTGCGGCAACGCTCTTGTCCATTAGGTAATCCATAGCCGTGCGCTGCATCTCGGCGAGCTGCTCCAGCGTCTTGGCCCCATTGTCTATCGGTATGCCAATCTGTTCCAGTGCGGTGTCGATGTCTTCGAGCTGGTACGAGATTTGCGGCAAAGTCTTGGCAATGTGCAGCAGTGCCATGGTAGATGCCTTCTGCGCCAAGCTGAGCCCTTCTACTTGGGGATCACTGGATACGCCGGCCAGGAGTTCCAGCAGCTCGTCTGGGGTGTCGATGTGGCGGGCGGCCGGTCCGCTGGCTGCGCTGGCGTCAGAGCCAGGTTCGTAGGCGGCTTCCTGCTCCTTTCGCCATGCTGCGAACGGCTTGGGCACGGTGGGAAGCGCGGGTTCAGCGGGCTGCTGTGGGGCTTCTGGGCCTCGGCCACACCGGTCGTGGCAGGAGCAGTGGCATTCATGCTCTGTTTGACATTTGCAGTGGTGTCTTTCGGCGCATTGATCGCTGACAAACGGGGCCGGCGGGAAGGCTATTGGCCAGGATTCGACCACCTGGATTAGACTCTTGGCGCGGCGGGCGACTTCTGGAATGCCGTAGTCTGAACCTACGGTGTCCGTGATGGCGACGATCTGCTGTAGTTCGTTCAAAATCTCTCTGCGGTCCATTATTTTGGCTCCTTGAAGTAGACTTGTCCATTCTCTCGGATCTCAACCTCTTCGGGCTGTAAAAGACGGGCTGAGTCCATTTTTGTGCCGGGGTTGCCCCACATTTCCCAGGGCGTCAGTTGCGTTTCGAAGGCTTCGGCGACGTTCAGGCGCATCTGCTCGGCTGTGGCGCCGTGTTGGAGTGGCCACGGCTCGTTTTTGGGCGTGTCGGGCTTATCCAAAGGTGTGCGGGCCGACCAGCGTTCTTTGGTGGCCTGGTAGACTTCGGCGTACCACGCGATGAGCATGCGGCAGCCCATCAGATTTAGCGGACCCTGTTTGGGCTGCTGGAAGGTGGCGCGGTAGGTCACCCTTAAAAGACGGCTCATGGAATCACCGTTATGGTCTTGCCGTGGCTACCACCGTATTTGATGGCTTTCCCGAGTAGCAACATCTCTTCGTCGCTGATCCCGAAGGTGTCTTGGTGCATCAGGATGGTCGGCGGAGCGTCTTGGTTACACAATCGAGTGAAACTCGGTAGTTTCGCTCGAATTTCATCTCTGAGAATTTCCATTAGCAGCGTTTTCTCTGGTTTCAAAGTTTGCTCCTTGTCGGAAGTCTTCAACGTACCCGCACTCTTGGCAACGTCTCGCAGTGGCCTTGCTCTCGGGGCGTATTGCGGGCATGGCGCGCTTGCCGCAGTGCGGGCACTTGTCGGGCTCATACATGAGGGCGCACCTTGATTTCAGCGCACAGGAGGCGCATTTCGGCGGCATAGTCCTCCATCGCCAACAGCGTTCCTGGAAGGTCGTAGGGGCCTCCGTACAGCCGGTGTCCCATGATCCACCATCGGCACTTTAACCAGGTGGCGGCCAGCCGGATCAGAAACTCGTTTTCAAATGCTTCCGCGGCTTTGGCTATGGCGTACTGAAAACTGTTCATTGGGACCTTCCAGCGGCGTATTCGGCAGCTTTTTCAAGCGCTGCGATGGCAGCCGCAAGCCATGCGCGTTGTCTTTTCGGGCTGAGATCGTCAAAGCCTGCGAACTCGTCCTCGTGGTTGGCTTCGTAGGAGGCTTCCCAAGCGGCTTTGGCTATGGCGTACTGAAAGCTGTTCATTCTGGCTCTCCGTAGACGAATTCCACGAGGTCGCCAGTCGGCGGGTCTTCGCCCGTCATGAACCTGTAGGCCTTGGTGATCGCCCGGTCAGTTTGGCGCTCCGCCTTGTTGAGTTCAGCCGGATTGCCGGTGCTTGATGCGGCTGCGCTGGCGTCTCCGGCTTCCAGCAATGCCTTGATGATCTTTCGGACCTCTTCGCTTCGCGTCTTGGTCTGTGCCATGTTCAGCGCTCCCACAGGCTCAGCAACCCTGAGTTGCTGGCGGAAATTAAAACATCTTCTATTTCACGTCTTGCCGCTGGTGTCTCCCACACTAGGCGGTCCACAATTTCCCGTACCCGCACTCCCAGTGCGCAATTGTGTGCCATGCCGGGTACGAGATTGGCGTTACAGGTGGGTGTGCAGGTTGCTGCTCGTCGGGATAACTGCGCTGCGATGACCCGTTTGGCAACTCCAAGAACTCTTTGGATATCGTCAAGAGCCATTTCTGCTTCGGTGGAGTTCATCAGCGCTCCCACAGGCTCAGCAACCCGTTGTTGCTGGCTGAACTCTTCCGCTTGGCAGATTCGCTCATTCTGATGAGCGTTTCTGGAGAAGCTTTACGGCCCCGATGCCATGCGGCGAGTTTTTCCCGTGTTTCGGCTGAATGTTTTCGGCCTTTGCACTTCTCGCTGATTCGCCTACCAACTTCGGCCCGATATTCGGGGGGCCAGCTAGCACGGGTTGCCGCATTTTTAGCTGCTGTTTCGGGTGGGTGTTTGGAGCCGGTGTTTGCCGCGATCATGGCGGCTATCGCTTTGGGATTTATGCGGCCCCGCATCTTTTCGATTCGGCTCCTACGTCCTTCTGGAGTTCCGCATGTGCGACCTTTCAGTTTTGCAGATAAGAGAGCGCGAGTTTCAGCACTCATGGGCGGTTTGTGTTTGGCCGATTCACTCATTCTCGCCCGAGTTTCCAAAGATAGAGGCTTTCCCCTTCGACAATCGGAGAGTTTTTGGCGGGTTTCTTTTGATACGATCCGGCCTTTTGAGGCTTTGCGGCAGTTTTCCCACACTTCAGGAGGTCTTGGAACTCCACGTAGCTGGCTCGCAATTTTTTCTGTGATTTCCGGCGAACGGTGCCTCCCAGTGTTTGCCAGCCGAGCCGCTGCTGCCATTTTGGCTATATGCTCAGGCGAACGTTTGCAGCCCTTGTTTGCGCGTGAGATCTTCTCTCGAACCTCTGGCGGTGGACTGTAGCCCAAATTGCCTTCTCCTCCGTCTGATCCATTTGTGAGAGCCGCCCCGTTACCACGAAAGAATGCTATCCACCGTTGTTCTGCTGATGCCCAGGAATCGCCTATGCCTGTTTCCAGAACTTCCATGACAGGTCGAACCCCTGTGGTTAGCAGGAGGCGAATCCATCTGGATTTGAATGTATGTGCTTGTCGCGACTCGTGAAGTGCTTCTGAAAGATGGCATGTCATACGCCTTGTGGGTGTTTGTGAAGTCCAGCCGACATAACGAACTGTGCCGGTGCGTGGATCTTTGAGACAATAAATGGCCCAGTTTTGCGGGGATTTCATAGCATTACCAGTTCCAAAAGGTCTCGGTCGAATATCAAGGTTTGCTGCTCTGGTCCTTTTTTGCGGATGCTACGGACCTTCCCCGGTCGCTTCACGTCGGCCAGCGTCATGGGCGGCTGTGTCTCCTGCTTGGTCCTGGCCTTCTCGGTCTCCGGGGTTAACCAGACCGTCCAGACTGGCGTGTCGCGCCTGCGCTGCTCATTGAAGACCATCTGCTTGCAGATCCCAAAGGTTTCGCCGGGCTGCAAGTCCAACTCGTTGATTTTCGCGGCGACGGCCTTGGAGACTTTCAGTAGCCGGCCGTCGGTGAGCGTGTATGTGATCTCGTAGTCTCCGAACTGCTCGGCTCTTGGTTCCTGAAGGGCCAAAGTCTGGGGTACGTTGGGTTCGAAGTGGACGTTCATTTAGGCTCCTTGATCTTCTCCCAGTACTTCGCGTCTTCCCGGGCCTCTTGCACCTGGCGGTCAAAATCGGCGTTGTTTGCGAAGCGCTGGCACTCGTGGTATGAGGCGCGGAAGTCTCCGCACTCGACGTGGAAGCGCGGGCCGGCGTACGCTACTGTTCTGGCGGCGCATACAAGCGTTGCGAACCGGCGCTGCGGTATGTTCTCAGGTCCCACCACGCGGTACGGATGCGCCTCTTCAAAACGTACATGGTTGATGTGTTGGCCGGGGCGTAGCGGCTCTGGACGGCGCGCGGCGGATTCTGTGGGCGACAATGGGCCGTAAAGGGGCATCAGCAAGGCCTCCTGGACCAGATGAGCCATATGATGAAGGCCCACTGCAAAACGATCAAAATACGAAATCGGGTCAGTTTGCGGCGGGCCGCGATTGCCTCCTGTCGGCTTTGGCTCAACCTGTAAGCGGATTCGGCTGTCACATCGTCGCTGGTACGCATCAAGCGGCCTTCTCCCATGTGGTGCGGCCTGGCTCGCGGCCGGCTTCCTTGTGCGTGCGCTGGCAGATGGGGCATGTAAGCCGGTGGAGTTTCACCTGGTAGTTCAGTTGTGCGACGGCTTGGGCTTGCAGAATCAGCGCGTATTCAATCGGGCACCGAGGCTCTACAGGCGTTTCGGGATCGTCTTCGCACGGGCACTCCGTACCGTCGAGCGGGCGCCCGCACCGCTGGCAAGGCTCTGCGATGGCAAAGAAGGGCTTCGGCTCGGCTTGCCGGCTCAGCCGGAAGTTCTGCGCCGGGCCGAAAACGGATTCCTCGGTGAAACGGTCCATCAGCATACCTGCCTTTCCAGTTGGGCTTCGACGGCCTGGAATTTCTGCCGGCTGTCTCGGTCGGCCGGTCTGCGCTCGAGGACGGCGCCGTACATTCGGTAGGCTCCGATCAACTGCTCTACCTGGTGAATGCGCCCGCCGCCGGCTGAGGCTCGGACACGTTGGATAAGGGCTTCGTTTGCCATGGCTATTTGCACCTCCGGCAGGTCCGCGCGGTGGCAAGCGTAGCAATCACCAGGACGGTCCAGCAGATGACTCCCTGGGAAGTCCACTGGCGCATGGTGGTGAGCCAGTAGGGCACCGGACCACGGATCACAGCCTCGAGGTGGGACCACTGGCCCCGTAGAATCGCTTCAAAAGAATTAAGTGTCATCATGCCACCTTCCGCCTTTGGGTTTCGCTGTACTCCTGGTTTAGCCGTTGAATCAGTGCCGAAACCTCGATCCGATGTTGCTCTGCGAAGTCTTGGGGCGCGGCGTCAAAGGCGTCGTGGCATCGCCGGCAGAGCGGGATGCACGTCAGGTCTGAAGCCTTCTGGGACATCCCGTGCGGGCCGGTGTGCGCCGGATCAATACCCCAGGATCGCCCGCACGCGGCGCATGGCAGTCTCTTCACCCATCGGCGGTACTCAGGGTCTCGAATCGGCTTCGCGGGGCGGTAGCGGATCTCGGAACGGATGCCAAAGGGTGTCTCAATCACGATTCCAAGTTTACTGCGTAGCTTTACGCATGTCAAGAGAATTCTGCACGAATATTGCAATGCGTGACTCTTCGCAGGTACTATGGGGTCATGGATTCTCATCAGATGGGCCACTTGGGCGGCCTTGCACGCGCAAAGAAGCTCAGTAAAAAACAGTTAAGTGTTTCCGCGAAGAAGGCGGCTTTGGCCCGTTGGTCCAAGGCTCGAAAGAGGAAACGCCGTGACATAAAGTAATGTTGCGTATTGTTTGATGCTCCTTCGAAAGCGCGCTACTGATTTAGACTTCGAGATATTGTGGTTGGAGGCCTACCAGCGTCGGGAAGAGATTGCGCGCGGGGCTGCTTTGGCTCGGTGGCACAAGCTGAAAGGCTAGGGTAAGAGAGGACCACTGGCACGATGACGGATGATCATCTGTATAGATGTATCGCGGCATTGAAGGCGCGATACGCACAGATTCAGGACCTCATTCGCTCACTGGAACTTCTTCAATCGCCCACGACTGAATGGGATTCGTTCACGATGGGCAGGAAGGGCGGTTTGGCACGCGCCAGCAAGTTGACGCCGAAACAGCGGAGCGAGGCTGCGCGCCGGGCCGTCTTGGTCCGTTAGCAGAAAACGAAGAAACGGCGGGCGGGCCGGCCCGTCTCGAAGTAGGGTACTCTCGACCGAAGAAACCCGCCCGCCTTCCTTCTTGGTTTTCAGTTTTAAGTACCTTATATATTCCCCCCCCGGTTCGGACGTGCGTGTCCTGACATGGCATGAAATAGAGACATTCGCGTCTTGTTTTCGCCTTTTCTTCCCTGTTTCAGAAAAAAACTTCTTGAAATCACCTGTTTTTGGGTGTATACTCCGAATTGCCTTGAGTTCAAGACCCATCGCCGGATTCCCCTTGCAATATGTTTCAAGGGGTGCTATGATTGTTGCGTCCGGATCGGCTCGCTGCCGATTCAGTGCCAGGGGCGGTCACCACCATCAAGGCAGTGCTGATCGCCCCGTTAGAAACTCCCCTTCCAAAAATCCAGGAGATCTCCAATGATACTGCATGGCGTCAAGTCAGACTGTAATCCAAATACTCTTTTTGCGGCAATCCGAAAGCACCGGCGAAAAATCCCGTATCTCTATCCGTGGTTAGCTGATCTTCCCAGGCTATGCCACGGTGCCGCCACCTGGGCTCTGATCTTTGCCGTATTAGCCAGAACCCAGACGGATGGATGGACACCACACCTTGACAAAGAGTGGCTTGCTACGGTCTGTCGGGTTAATCGCCGGTCGCTGGACAGAGAAATCGGCTACTTGGAGCCCTCACGGATGGCCGACGTGAAGCATCGCTGGGGAGCAGTTTCCATTCGCTTGTGTTTCAAACGCTGGCCGAAGTTGCCAGGTCGGGTTCCCGTTCCACGCGTAATTAAAATTTCCAAGTCAGCATAAGGAGTCTATAAATGCCTGCAACTCAACGGCGCCCGCGCCAAACGCTCAACAGCGTAGAGGATCTCCGGCAGAGACTTCGACAACAGAGCGAGTTTGAAGCGCAGACCGGATGGTGCCAGTTTTACCATGCCTGGCGGGCTGAACTACCTCGTCTGTGTCCTGGGTTAAGCTGCCGAAGTCTGATTGACGCGATTTCAAGCGAAGTCAACATCCAAGCTGCCAAAGCCAAGAAATCCGGCAAACAGCCGTCGGAGTGGAGCCCCGATCTCGACAAGCCCGCATTGGCGCTCGAATGCTGTACCGACAAGCGCACGGTGGATCGAGACATCAAGTACCTGGAGGTCTCAGGTATGGCCCAGGTGCGCCATAGCATCCGCGGCACCGTCTCCGTTCGGCTGATGTACCGGGACTGGCAGAACCTGCCCGACTACAAGCCAGAGGACCGAAAAGAGCCTCAGCCATCTGCGGAGCCTGCGGAGCCGAAAGAAACCGTCGAGCTTGTCAAGGCGCCCCGCCAGGTGAAGGCCGGCGAGTTTTCTGAGCGGATCAAAATCGAATGTCCGGTTTCTTCCTTTTGCTTCAAGGCCGGTGGCGCGGTTGACATGGCCTTCACGGCCGTGGTAAAAGGGGGCGAGCTCCTGGTATGTTCGGAAGCATTACAAGAGTTTTCCACAGACCGAAGCCAGAAAAACCATGTTTCTAATGTTTCCAACAAGTTACATGGCGAACAAAAGGCGAATGCGAGACACGCACGTCTTCATGAACAGCAGAAATCCACAGGTTATCCACAGCAGGGCGAAAATAAGGCGAAGGGCGAAGTAAAGGCGAAACACCCAAGGGCTGATGAGTTGGCCCGGCTTTTCGATCCGATTCTCTTGAAATCCTGCCAGCGGTCGCTATCGGCCGATCAAGTAGCCTTCGATCAAGCTCTCAACGCCCTGGGCGATCTGTCCCATGACTTCCTGGTTAAATTCGTGATTCAACGGGCCGAACGGCCCATATCTTCACCCAAAGTTTGCGCGTCCATCGTGAAAGATGCGCTGGTCAACTGGAGGGCTTCCAAGGATCTGCCGCCGGGCATGCCAGTGCAACGCAGCGGGCGCATGACTCCTACGGAGCAGGCGATTGAGCTTGCAAAGCGGCGCCGCCAGGAGCGGGCATGACCGAAACTGAGGAGCCGATCGCTGAAACTCTGGCGGCGTGCTTTGAACGCTGCCAGAATTATCCGCGAGATTTGGCAGGAGTACAGGCTTTAGCCAAAGGCCTTGAAGAAGCCGCGGATAAGCAGGGTGTTCCCATGATGGCCATTGTTGACCGCTGGCGGCTCAGCAGTCCGTTCTGCCCTACGGATTTTGATCTAATGGGAGCGGCCTGCCTAATCCGCGACGAATCAGAGCGCGCCACGGCAGAACGGCAGACCGATAAAGAGCGATTCGAGGCCAGTGATCAGCGCGTGGCTGATTTGGTTACGCGCGGCCTGTTGGCTCCAGCGTGTCCGCTGTGCGAGCCCGGCTCTCCGTATTGCGAGTACGGCGGTCACAAAAAACACTTATGGGAAAAGGCTCAGTGGGACAGATGGGAGGCGCAGCAGGAAGAAGAGATGGCCCGCCGTCAATTAGCTCCGCCTCCGGTATCAGGCCGGGACACCTTGAAGCCAGTCACCCCGAGCGACGTGCAGCGGGCGGTTGAAGAGTTGCACGCAAAAAAGACTTCGTGAAAGGAGGGTAGCGGATATCGTTCAGTGACCAGAGCGGGGGGGCCGGTGAGTTCCCAACAGGGGGAAACGCAACGGCGGGTCATGATGCTTACCGGCCCCTCACAGATTCCGCTACTTCTGGAGTCCCTTCACGACGTGCCCGCTGGTCACAAGTGCCAGCACGTCGCGGCCAAAAGGCGTTAGCACCCTTCCGTTGATGCACGTCTCGCACACCACTTGAACAGTGTCGCGGCTTCGCTTCTCGGTGAACTTGCGGACATCCTCATTAAAAAGTCTTGTGCCTTTGCCTTTGCAGTCTGGGCAGACTGTTTCGAGCTGGATCTGCTTGCGGACCTCTGGGGCGATCCGCTCCTTGAGTTGCAAGATGGCGCTGCCGTTGCGCAAGCATTGAAAGCGGCACTGGTCTTTGCAGAACCGCTGTTTCGGGTGCTTCGGCTTGTACGATTTTCCGCAATTGTCGCACTTGCGGCGGGGCAGATTTAGCCATTCTTCCTTGATCCCTCGGTGCTGTTCTGTGGGGTCCGTCGTTTTTGCCATAGTCAACACTCCTCGAAAGTTTAAGATGTGCGCGTACGCGGGTGGTATCCCGCGTAGCACCCAGTTCTAATTGTGCTCCTGAAGGGCTATTTTGACAACATCTGGACGGTGCTGGTGGGGCCGATGGTGGTCAGTATCAGATTTTCCGCGTTCCATGCCACTTCCCGGTATCCGTGGGGTGCGGCTGCCTCGATACAGTTCTGGAGCCATCCGTCATGCTCTACGCAGATCACCCGTGGTTTCTCATACGACGCCAAAAGGATCTGGAACAGTTGAGAGCTGGTGCCTTCGGTGTCGATGCTGACGAAATCGAACGGCTGCTGACGCCAGTTTTCGAGCAGTTCTGTGAACGGGAATACTGGGATTAGAAAACGCTGCCATACTCCGACCAATCCTGTCCAGCGTTCACGGTTCAATGGTTCGGTCGTACCGTAGCCGGGCGCCGTTTCCCATGAGTCCCAGAATTGCGCGAGGTGCGAATGCGTGCCGATGGCGGCATTCACGAGTTGCAGTTTGGGATTCTTACCGTGCCTTTTGTAGAGTGCCTGGAACGCTCCGGGACTCGGTTCGACCAGCACGCCTGACCATCCGCGTTCTACGAGGGTCAGAGTGTTGCTGTTCAGCTTCCCGTCACAGGCGCCGATGTCCAGGAATGTTCCAACCTCATCTTTGAAGAGGTCGCGGATAATTTCCTCTTCGTTGTTTTGGCTGTACATAACTGCTCACGGCAGTACCAGCGTCGGGCCAGCGGGTGGCTTGCCGTTCGATGCGCTGGCGGGGTCCGGTGGTGCAAAGGCTCCGCGCTCCTCGATCACATCTCGCATCTGCTTTATGAGTGTGACCACGCGCAAGGCGGTGTATTCGTTGAGGCCCAGGGCTGCGACTTGCTCCTCAATCTTGTTGTCGGGGCACGTCGCGGCGCGCGTCATTTCGTGGATCACGTGGCGGTTCCATTCCCGCATAGCAAGGGCTACCGGGTCGTCGGAGTGGAAATTCATCAGGCGTAGCAGGCCTCCGAGCATCGCGGCGCTCAGGTCGGCTCGCTGAGCTTGCTCCGGGTGGCGCTTTTGCAGATGTCCGATCAGCGCTTGGAAGACGTTCCCGATTTTGAGCCGGCCTGATTCGGTTCCGAGCAGATCTCCGAAACCAGGCGTCGTGAACTTCTGCGGGCAGTGCGCGCAGGTGGTGATGAAGGCTAGGCTCATTGAACTTTCTCCGGCGGTTGGCATTTGGGGTCGCAACGGTGGCAGCCATCGAAGTGGTCACCATAGTGCTTACAGTCGGGCGGACATGGTTGGCCGGCGGCGGGTGCTCCGAAAGTATGGCAAGGGCATTCGCCTTTGCAGGCACAATCGGCGTGTTTTGTGGTGCTGGAATTCAGGGCGCCGCGCGTCAAATGCGTGAGACCGATTATCATGTCCAGTTCTGGCGGTTCAGCCCCGATCAGCATCCTGATTAGGAGATCCCGTCCAAAAGGGGTTAAATTGGCAGCGGGATTTTTGCGGAGGTGGCGGCGCCGTTTGAGTTTGCTCATTGTGCGAGTTCTCCTATGAGGTTCGCCACTTCAACCTGGGCGAGGTGGCGGCAACGGGCGGCGACACGTCGAGCAAGAAAGACTTCGCAGTCGCGCGCGATGTGGGAGCCTTCGGATTCCGCTTTTGAAAACTCTTCCATCACGATTCGTTCTAGTTCATCGTCCGTGAGGCAAGCGAAAGCTCTGCTGTTCATGCCGATTCTCCTGTGAGGTCCACCACTTTATCATTCGTGGCGGCCCGTTCTGCCTGTTCCTGCCTTTGTGCTTCGATTACGGCGCATCGCAGCCGTTCGTATTCGAGGTCTACCTTATCACAGTCGCGCAAAGTTAGGCTGAGTAGTCCGTACGTTGCCGATTGTAATTTGCGGGCTTGCTCAAGCTGTGCCTTCAGAAGCGCAATAGCGGGCTGATTCAGGCGTTCCGTCGCAGCTTGGCGAAGCTCCGATGCCTCTGTAACGGAAATGCTCATACTGGTTCTCCTGTAAGGTCCACCACTTTATCATCCCTGCTCGGCGGTTCTGTTTGTTGTTCAAGACCACGTTGCAGGTGGTCTCGGTATGCTGTTGCCTGCTCTAATTCCGTTTGAATGGTTGGAATCATGACGGTTTTGAGCAGTACGGCCATTTCCGGAATGGGCGACCTGTCAATCGCCTCTTGCAACTCCTCTATTCGGGATTGGATCACTTCGCAGCGCTGCTGTGCTTCGATCAGATCTTCGGGTTTCACGGTTGCGCGCGTTGGCGGGCCAACTACCTGAGCGTGTTCAAAGCCTTCTAAAGCCGCGTCGATTTCGAGTGTCAAGTATTCACATGCCGCTGTGCAGAGCTTTTGAATCGCCGTTTTCTTACGCTCTAGAACGGCGCGAAATTCTTCTGCGGTGGCCCAAATTGGCGAACGCCCCGCGACTGGGGCCATTTGGTATACAGGTGTCATTGTGTGGCTTCTCCCGTGAGGTCCACCACCTCACCGGCGGCGGGCGGTTCTGCGCCTTCCGCCATCTCTTCCTGTGGCTCCTGGCCCCATTCGATGAACTCATGAACGAAGGCTGGCACCTTGGATTGCAGCGGTCCAAGTTGGTTCCAGACGGGCCGTTGCTGAATCAACGTAAGCAAGCCCTGCTCTCCGAGTGAAGCGGCCTGGCGGTACATCAGTTGTCCTTGCTGGCCGAAGAGCATGACGAGCGAGTCCGCGAATTCTCCGCCGTCGCGGTCACTGGTCAGAGCGTTCAAAAGCATTTCGTCGAGGTTTGGAGCGTGCTGCGCTTGCGGCGGGGACTGGGGGCTGGGTTGGGGCATGGCTGGGTTGGGCAGACGGGCTTGCGGTGGCATTCCTGGCGGTCTTGCTGGTCCGTTGCCTCCCATCAAACCGGCTGCCATCGCAGGCATGATCGGAGCGAGCGCGTCAACGAGTCTGGGAAGCACCGGGGCGAAGAATTCCTGCCACGGTCCCATCTTCGATTTGACCACGCGCTCTGCGATATCCTCGGGCGCATTCGGCCAAAGATCCCGGACGGTGGGCAGGAAGTCTTTGATGCCCTGCATGATTTCCTTGACGGCGCTTAGGCCGTTCTGCTGCTGGGGCTGCGGGGCTCGGGCCATATCCAACAGCTTGTCCATGAGCGTATCACTGCGCCGCCGCGCGTCCGCAAGCTCGGTGCGCATCGCGGTCATTTGCTCGGATATGAAAGCTGGGATGGGATTTTCTGGGGTGGCTTTGAGCGCGCCGGCGATGTCCTTTGCTGCGGTTACCACGGTGGCAAGCTGCTGAGCAGGGTCCCAAGTTTGGGGCCGTCCGCTGTCGATTCGTTCGCGCGCGCGTTCCTCGGCGCGGTCCTGGAGTTCGCCGAGGACCTGGACGGCTTCGAGCATGTTTCCAGAGCTGCTGGCCGCCGCGCGTTCGTTTTTATTTGCGACTTTGGCGGCTGCCTCCGCTTCGCGTGCTTCGAGCAGGGGCCTCGCCCACCTCCACTCTCTGTTTGCCTCATCGTTCAGCCAATCACCTACTGGTAGGTTAGGCGGGAACGCCGGATCGAGAATATCGATCTCGACGGAGGCGAGTTCTTTTTCGTGGTCGGCTCCGTCTGTTTTGAAGTTGAGGTAGAGCCGGTAGCGGCCGCTGCCGCAGTCGTGCTTGATCTGCTCCTCGGTTGGTGCGCCAAGCTCGTAGATGCGAATGTACTTGCGTTTCGAGCCGATCAGCATATCGTAGATCGGCTTTAAGCGGTAGACTTTGACCTTGGCGCGTGCTTGCCAGTCCTGTTGGCGGATACCAGAGCATCGTTCAAAAAATTCCTGGATCTTTGGCAGCGGGTCTGGGCCGAAGTCCCGTTCTTTTTGCTTGGACTGGCCGGACTTCTGCGCAGCTTTCGGCGGTGGCTGCGGTTCGGGCAGTTCTTCGGCTGCGACGGCGGTGTCTGCGGCTCCAGGGTCACTCGAAGGCGCCGGGAATTCAGCTACTCGGCTGGTTTTGGGTCTTTGCGGCTTGGTTTTTGCCATAGTTTCAGCCTCATTTTAGCACTTTTTCTGGCACTGGAGGGCATCAATACGGCACCTGTGCGGCACCGCCCTTAGTGTAAACTACTTTAAGGCGAATGGTTTACAAGGCTTTGGGATTGGTGGTACTCTCTTGGCTGAATGGCCACCTCTACCCTTCCGATCATGGTCGAGCGCTACCAGGCGGACCTAAACAATCAGGACCACTCGACCGCGCAAACAGTTGCGCTCATGGCACAGCAGATCCGCCAGTGTGCGCAAGACCCTGTGGTGCAAGCGGCCGCGCGCAATGCGCTCCTGAAGTATTCGCAAGGGCGGGCCGGGGCCTACGCTGCGTGCTGGGCCATCTGGTGGTCGATCCGCCATACCCTGAAGTTTGTTTCCGACGATTCACTGCTACAGCACATCCCCACGCCCAACCCGCCGGAGCTTGAACTGCTGGTGTCGCCCTCGGTCATGGTGCGCGCCAGGAGTCCGCAAGGCGACTGCGACGATTTCACAATGCTCGTGTGCTGCTTCCTCGAGTGCTTGGGCGTGCCGTGGGAGATCGTCACGGTGGCGGCTGATCCGGGGGATGCGCAGCGCTGGTCTCACGTCTACGCGGTAGCCACGCTTGAGGACGGCCGGCGATTCGTTATGGACGCGATGCCGCCGGATGCGAAGTATCCGGGGTGGGAAGTCCCGGCAGAT